TGTCTCCCGACCCTCCATTCAATTGAAGGGTTAAAGTCCCGGAAGCGACCCCCGTTTTGCCGAGAGTGACAGATTGGAAGTACCCGGAAGTCGCAGTGATGTCACCTGTTATAGTTGCTGAGGTAGCTGCCAACGCTCCAGCATTTGACACCCTGAATGGAGCTGTTAATTTATTAGCGATAGATGCTCCGCTCCAAATCCCGCCATCAATATCAACATGGAATGAGGTTGCATCGTCCCCTCCGATATCAATTGTTGCCGCCGATACAGCTCCAGAAATTGTCGCTGAAGTTGCAAATACATTTCCATCATTATCAACTCTGAATGGTGCGGTAGCTCTATTGGAAAACGATTTTCCGGCCCAAATTCTCCAATCAACACCGCCGGAAATCAATCCCGAAAGTCCAACATTATCTGTTCCGACTTTAATTAACCCATCGACAATTGTAGGATCGGTAGCCGCTGCTGTTCCTGTAACATTTGGACCACAAACAACTGTTTTGTATGTTCCAGTGACGGAACTGGTCGCAACTACTACAACATTTGGATCTAAATCTTCAAAATTATCCAATGCATCTGAAAACTTAGTTCCCGTAATTGAAATTTCAATATCGCTATCCGATGAATTTGAGATAGACATCGAATCGATTAATATATCGTAAGTATTTCCAACTCCCGCACCATAATTTTCCCCGGAAATAGTGATTACATCATCCGGTTCGTGGGCCAATAAAAATCCTTTCGCATCGAATGAAACATCAGCTTCCGGGAGTAATAATCTCTGAAGTGCCAATGATCCTAAAGTCTGAGCATGAACCGATCCTGAAGATACAAATGAGCAATCAACTTCAGTAGTTGATTTATTTGTCTTTAATGTTTTTGCTGGAACAAGCGTTCTGGTAAGTTTCGATACAGGCACATCCCCGGATGGATCAGGATAAGATACATATCCACAATTTGATACTTCCTTTTTTGTGACTGAATAATCAAATGATGACTCAATAATATCTGTGGCGGTTACAGTCCTGAGCGATGCTTTGCTATGAACCTTGAAATAAACTTTATCCCTGATAACCAATTCAGCATTGCATTGGGTACACAATCTCGCCAATAAAGTTTTGCGATCTTCTTGTGAATAAATCCCAACATTCCAAGTTAATCCCCAAGAAGCAATTGTAGCCGCTGCAACAGCTTTGCTTACTAAATCAATTCTTGATGTTGGGACTCCATAGTCTTGCAAAATGTAATCAATAACATCTAGTGGAGCAGTGAGAGTTACAGTATCCGACCGGCTGTACTTTGTCGGCATAGAGAGATAGTCAGCTCCGATATTTACAGTGGTGGTTGTATATTCATCTCCCCCACCTGTAATGTCATGCCAAATTTTCCACAATAAATTACTCGGATCTTCACTTACCGTCTCACTTCCCAATAATTGAAAGACTCGATAATTTGCCCCATCTGATCCCGCCGCACTTGATTGCGTAAACGAGTATTCAGAAGGAAGCCACGGTGTAACGGTATCAACTTCTAATGGCGACCTTGCTTTTGTGATTGTATAGGTTGGTCCCGCAGCACCAAGAACATAATATCGGTCACTTGTGATATATGCTGTATTTAGAGGGATGTATGCTGTTCCGAAAATCATCGGGATGCAAGCCGTTGAATCATTTTCATCCGAAGGCCACAAGGAATCGATGCTTTCCGTGTTTGGGTAAACTCCACTTAAATATTTATCAATCCAGCTCTGGCACTCGAATTTCAAAGTCTGATATTTAGGGGCCACGGAAACAAAGTCGAAATTCCACGACATTATTTCCTGTTCGCCAGTATATTGGGTGCTGGTATCCCATGCAATTCCAGAATCCCATGCAACTCCTGATTCCCATGCAATGCCGGAAGTGGTAATCAATGGCGCAATCAATAATCTAACAGTAACATTCCCCCCGGTAAATGCAGACGGTTGCAATGGGGTCAGCGGAGATCCTGGATTGGATATTGAAAAATTAAACGAGGGGGGCACATTTATTCCGTATTCGGATTTATTACGCTCCATTTTGAGTGGAGCAAATTCGATTACCTTGGAGGTATATGTCTGACCATTCCAAACCTTTGATTTCGTTGACCAATAATAGTCAACCGTTCCGTCTCCAGTTGCGTCAATTTCAAACAACCACGAAACCTCTACCTTATTTTCGGAAGCGATTGCCGCAGCTTGACCTATAGTCAAAGTTCTCATTAATCAGCAATCCTCCCAAGTATTCGTAATTTAATCGATTTTGCAGCCATTCTCGATTGAGCGTTTCCAGATCGGGTGAATAATTCATTAGCAAATCTAACCACATATGTATGACCATCTGAACGCTTCGACCATTTGAAGGAATGAATCATCCCAAATGCTTTAGTGGAATCGAAATAAATATCGAATATCGTCCCCATGTCGGACTCGGAAAGCAGATTGTAATTAAACGTGCAATAAAATTCGGGAACAGTAGATCCTAAATTAACCCTCTCCTCTGACCCATCATCGCCTTTATGTACCTTTTGGGTAAATCCTCCCTCTTCAGAAATTTCCCCTTGACAGGAAAGGGAAAGGGTAACATCAACATCTGGCGCAATGGTAGTTAATTTATCATACATTTCAATACTAGCCATTTAAAGCCCTCCTCACCAAACGAGGATTACGTTCAAATTCAGTCGCTACGGCAGTGGCAAGAATCCCACCATCGGTTACAAGATTGATTGTGATAGGGCCAAACGAACCGCCACCACCTTTGCCAGCTCTCCACTCCTCTGCATCCTCAGCGGTCAATACGGCCTCTTTTTTGTGTGCTCTGATAGGCATGTTGTCGTAAGGTACATAGTCGATTCCATCCCGTGCTGGAGTCCCCCAACTTTGCGGCGCAATTTCTCCCATTCCGGAATAAAGTGAAGTAAACAATCCATGATCATCTGCACTGTAATTAACCCCCATCGCGCTCGAAGGGATAAGCCCCGTACTGCTGCCTCCATCCCCACCCAAAACGTATCCGAGAGCCAGTTTTGAGATTTCCTTGACAATCAATTTTTCAACAAGTCCCTGTGCGATTTGTTCAGTTGTGAATTGTGTTGCCGCCTCACCTACACCTCCCATCCCGACTCCTGAAACATCGGTTCCGCTTCCAAAACTTTTTGAAGCAACCAATGCGGCAATATACGACGTAGCAGCATTAGTAATAACCTGTTGGAGATTTCCACCTTTTGCGCCTGTCTCAATTGCTGACATTGCAGCGGCGGCATAAGGGCCAACACCTGGGAGAGCAGCCAATATCCCTTTGGTGAGTGATGGGATCAAGGATTCGAGAAAACTTGCACTATCGTCATTCAACCTTCTCGTCACCGAACCGTCTCGCCAATAAGAGGCATAATACGGTCCTTCCTGCTGACCTGCATAAAGAAATGGGTTGATAGGATAATCAGGAGATGAATAATATTCTCCCTGGTATTCCGAATCAGGACCGTGAGATTGTAAAGACCACATCAAATTTTGATATGCTTTTTGATAGGCAACTTCTTCTTGATATTCAGGTGTGCTAACATACGCTTGCCCCGCATTAATAATTGATGGAGTTAATTGCGATCCACCACCATAATAAGTAAGCCAGTAATCAATAGGATTATCTGCTACTAACCCGCCATTGGCATATCCAGGAGGTTTCTTATTCATTCTAATGTATTCAAGCATTTCAAGAGAATCGGAATTTACAGCGGATCGGGGGACAACATATTCCCCAGGAGAAAGCATAGATAAAACTGTATCATTAGCTGGAGAGTCACCCCCACTCGCCATTCCCTGAATCAAGCCACCGCTGTAATTTCCCCCAATTCCAATATCAAGTAATCCTTCCCAATCGATAGCTGATCCGGCGTACTCAAACAATCCACCAAGAACCTTTGCTCCGTATTGCCAAACAGCGTCAGCCGCCTTCCATACAGTTTCAAAGGTCATGGTGATATTTTCGCCCGAAAAGGCATCGGTAATTCTGCTAAATGCTCCTGCGATAGTCGTTCCAATTCCTGCCCAATCGATCCCTGAAATGGCTGACCATGCTGATTGTGCTCCAAATTTTATAACATCCCAAACACCGGTTCCATCCTGATTGCTAAATAAGTCTGATACAGTGTCCCATGCCGGTTTGAGATATTCGATAATGCTGATTCTCCCGCAACCTTCTGCCATTCCCTTGTAACTTCCGGAAATGAAATCCCAAACTCCACCAAGAGAACTGGCAAAAACGTCCCATCCAGGTTTCATAAGATCAGTAATATAATTTGCTGACATTTTTCCTAATTGAGATGTATATTCCTTTAAAACAGCATCAGCAACCTTGACTCCGTATGATTTAAATCCCTCAAAATTTCCGGTAAGAAGGTCGTAGAAAATATTCCCAATTTCAGTTCCGAGAGAAGTTTTAAAAGTAGATCCAACCGCTAATCCAATTTTCCCCCAAGTAACGGTATCGTTTGCAAGAGTAACGAATCCAGCCCTCACCCCCGCAAAGAAGTTTTTCGAACCACGGGCCATGTCAACAAAGGCTGCATTTGATTTTTCAGCTACATATTCAAGAGCTAGACGCTCATCATGGGTTGTTTCTATTATTTTTTGCTTTTCTTGTTCAATTTGGAATAAACGAATTCGATAGGATTCACTCCCGTATCCCGTTACACTATTATAATAATTCATTTTATCTGAAAGTAATTTTATATCAGATTCACGAATAGCTTTAGTAGTGTTGGCCCTAATCTGAGCCTTTAAATCTTCATATTGTTTAAAACTCATAAAATCAGTTCCGTATTCTACCTGGACTTGGGACTGATCGTATAATATTTTAAGTTTTCTTAATTTTTCTTGTTCGTCATGGATTATCTTATTAATCTGCCGCTCATTTTCCGTAGCGGCAAAATCATATTCATCGGCGGTTAGCTTTCTATATTCTTCCGAACCCTTCTTTTGCGCATCGCCTTCTTTACCTTTTAATTCATAGAATTTTTTCCAACCCTCATCATATCCATCAAGACGCTTTTCCTCGGCCTTGCGAAGGTCTGCTTCCTGTTTTGCGGCTGTTTCAACCTGCTCCCGATCAAGTTTATTCCATTCCTTACTATAATCCTTCCAAAGTTTCGCAAGTTCGGCAGCAAGTTTTGTATCTCCTTTGAGATATGTTTCAAGAGAAATGGCCTGTGCATCGTACCAAGAATTGAGCGCAACCTTTTTATCAGTAATTGCTTGTTGAGTTTCCTCGATATCGGTATCCTTGGCAATTTTCTGCATCTTTAACCAATGGTCTGATTGAGAAATGGCATCCTCGTAATATTGTTTATTATCAGCAGTCGCTTCGGCTAATTTATTACGGCGGATCTCGGTTTCCTTTTCGGCGTCGGGAGTCCCTTTACCAAAATCGGGAATTTTAACTTTAGCCGCTGCTTCCGCCTTAGCTTTCGCCTCTTTTATAGCCTCATCCGAAACATCCTTAAATTGTTCATCACGCCACAAATCACGCTGCTTCTTTTCAGCATCATATTCAGCATAAAGTGCTGTCATTTTTGCCGCTTTGTCTTTCGGACTATCGAGGCTCAACCTTATGCTTGCTCTGCTAAAGGCAAGTTCAACATTCCTCCAAGCATCAATAAGTCCGTAAGTCATTGCAACCCCGGAAACACGCGCCCACTCAAATTGGCTACTGAGATATGAACCAATTGAGAACCCAAGAATTGCTCCAGTAAATACACTAAACCCAAGAGCCATTTTACTTGTTGCAACATTAACTCTTGTAGTCATTGCTTCCCATCTAAGCGCAAACCATGCACCCGCATCTGCCGCTCTACCAGTATAAAGCATTACCGCGGCACTGAATAACCCCATAGCAAATATTGTCGCTTCAACAGCAAATATTGCAGTATCTTTTATTTTATAAATAACAGAAACTATATCATCTGCATTTTTTTTCATCCATTGGGTAGCTTTCTGGCCCTCAGTCGTCAAAGTATCATATACGCCAGCAAATAAACCTCGTTGAATAATTCCCCATGCTGTTTGAAGCGAAGAACTTACCGCTGCCCATGTCTTTGCGATATCAGAAGATGCGGCATTAATTCCAACAAAATAAGGGAGTAACCGTTCCCATGTATCACTATGCTCTTTACCTAGTTTAATAACTTCTTCAAGACCACCCTTATATTTACCTTCTTGCTTTATAATGTTGTCAATCATTTGAGCAACACGATTTTTTGAATTAACCTCACCTTTCATTAAAGCATTAATTTCTTGAGAATATTGCATTTCTTGGTTTTGGCCTTTAGTTAAAAAAGCAACAGTATTTGATATGGCAGTAAATGATTCTATTTGCTTCTGATTGTTAATATCAAACCTTACACCATTTGATATTGCAGCGCGATTCATTAATTGTAATTGGTCATAATTAGCTGAAGTATTTGCATCTATTTCCATTAATTTTTTATTCAATGCTTCAGCATAAACAAGATTCATTCTGTAATTCTCTACTACATTGCCTGTTGTCCCCTGCATGGTTGTAATAATGGATGCAACAGCAATTGTATTTGTTTTTAAATCGTCAATTGCATTTACCCCGCCCATAAATAAATTACTGATTGTGCTCACACCAGAAGATATAACGTAATAGGCGGCATAAAATCTCAACAATGAACGAGTCATAGAGGCCCAAGTTATTGAAGTATGTCCTACCATTTCATCATTAAGTTTTCTTAATTGCTTATTCTTAGCTTCTTCGAGTCTCAATTGTTCGTAATGATGTCCTTTTGCTCCCTCTCGTAAAGTGCTATAGCTATCCAACACTTGTTTCTTCTGCATCTCAATCTGAGCATTGGACCGAACTCCCATATTTTTCCAATGCTCGTCATCATTTACAGCAATATTATCTTTAATCCCTTTTTCATATTTCATTCGAGCAAGCCAATATCCAGCTTGATCGTTTTGAGATTTAGTCATTTGTTGCTTTTCAAAATTCATTTTTGCCATCCAATATTCAGCATTGGCGGCATTTGCTTTTTCTACCGCAGCAATTTCAGCATTGGCAGTAGCTTTAGCGGATGCAGCAATTTTTGCATTATTGGCTATTCTTACCGCACCAATCTCATTTTCAAGAGCAATTATCTTTGCATTCTTAGCTTCTTCGATTCTCAATAACTCGTTTGCATTACTACCTGCCTGCTCTTTGGCTTTGGCGTACCAAGCAAAAGTTGCACTCATTTCCATAGCAATTACTTGAGCTGAGCGAATTCCTAAACTTTCATATGCCTGCTCTCTTGCCTTTATTAATGAATTTAAAGCAGAGTATTGCTTGACATTGATTGCTTCGATCTTACTTGCTTTGGCTTGTTCAATATTGATTAATTCATTTGCTGTATGCTGGCCTTCGGCAAGAATTTTCTGATAATTCTTGATTGCAACTTGACGCTGGGATTCCCAAAATGCATCAGTTTTAATTCCTAACGCCTTCCATTGTTTCTCGACCTTAACAACAGCAACCTCGGAATTAGCGGTTATGTCATCCAAACCCTTATCATATTTACTCCGATCAAGATCAATCTCGGTAATCAACTGAGCAAATTTAGTCCCGCCAGGTTCGTTAGCCATTTTCGATCACCGATTTCATTCTGGAACGTGAAGATGCCAAAGCGGGACGGTAGAATTTCTTCCCGCGCTTGGGGTCGGTTGAGTATTCATAAGCAGCGGCGTAATACGCCTTGGAGTTGCCGGTAATAACCCAGATATTACGATGGGCGGAATCTTCTTTTTTAACTACACGGACAGAGCGAAGTAATTCACCAGCATCACGGGCGGTCCACCACTTACCAGCATAGACAGCTCCCGGAACGTATTTACCATTTACATAGCCACCTTTATATGGAGGTCGTGAATAGTTTGGATTTTTAATTTGAGATAACAGGTTTTGTTCAATTTTAGATGCGAGTAAATTCCCAGCCATCTCTAACCGACGCATAGCCTCACCCATTACCACGTTATCCGCAATCTCTCTCTGGATGAAAACTTTAGGCATCGGGAACTCCTATTTATTCCTTTCTCGCGCAATTACATGCCAGCATTTATTCACCTTTTGAAACACCACCCATTCATTACTCACTCCCCCTGGATATTTCTCAATCGCCTTCCATAACGCCACCTGATTCAAGTCAACCTCAATATCCTTCTCCCCATCCCATCGCAACTCGCATTGTGACCTCACTAGGAAATATATAGATGCTGCAATTTCATTTTCAGGTAGTAAAATTACCCGGCAAGTATCACAAGGAGGCTCGCCGGGTATTCCACGAGCGTTGCGCTCTTTCCAAAATTCTATGCATTGATCACACTTCGTTAAAACTCTTTCTGTTGGCAATCCTTCGTCAAGAATTATTCTGTCTCGCGCTTGAGAGTTTGTAAACTTGACGAAGGCGATGAGTTTTTTTCCGCTTCCTCTGCCTGTTTGACTCCGCTGGATGCGAGGGCTTGTTGACATTTGGCAAAGAAGCGATCAAACACGGGAACTTTCATCAGGGCCATTTTGTTCTCCCGTATGCAATCAATCATCTTGCTAGTGGATGCATCCTTGAATCCCTCTATTCCGGTGATTGCGTAATCGAATGCGTCATCACGTTCGGCCTTGGCATCTTCAACCGACAATTCAGCGTAGAATGTGATCCGCTCCATCTGTCGTGTCTTGGGATTCATTACATGCTCAGTCTGCCGCTTGCGTTTTGATATTCGTTCCTCGAAAAATGGAGTCATGGAACGAATCTTAACCTTGGCATCCGACACAGGATCGTCAAACACAGGCTCCCCGGTCAAGGGATCGATACGCGAATTCTGAAACGGAAACCATTCACCTTCGGACTGGTTAAGGTCAAACAGCATAAATTACACCAGCTTTCTGCCAATCAAGGCGGTAAAATGGGGACCATTGACAGCATCCCCATTGGGTTAGATGAGATACATAAATGCGCCGGAAACTTTTCCTTCAAACGATGTCTTGGCAACTCCCGAACGATCCGCCTCCACCTTGCCGGAACTCGTCATAAGGATTGTGCCGGAAGTTCCAACGGTCAGATAGGAAGTGGAATTGATCCAAAACCTGATCCCGGAAGTGGTGGAATTGATGAGCTTCGTGCCATTATTGACACAGTTGTTGAGCGTGGTCTGCTCCGGGTCGGTGGGATCGTAAGCCACATCGGTAAGGGAGATCGTCCCGCCATCTGCCGACGCAAACTCAAAAATGTCGATGTCCACTCCAAACTCGGAAACATCAACCGTTTTGCGGGTAGCACCAGAAATCGAATACTTACCCGCACCGAGGACTTTAGACGTTGCGCCCAAAGTCACCTTTTGAAAACTACCGCTAAGGGTAGTTGCTCTCGCTCCTGCTGCGCCCATGATAATTACCTCCTGTTGGATTGTTAGTTGGAGGCAATAAAAAATGCCTCATCAAAACTATTTTATTAGTTCCGGTGAGGCATCAGCGTGACCGACTAATCAGGCCATGCGTCTTTCGAGGGACAGCCTGAAGACTATGCGCAGATATATTACTTCTCTTTTATTAAATCTTCAAGTAATTTTATCAACATTTTTGCACAACGAATTATTACTTGACAGATTTGTTTGCCGTCATTACTCAGCATGGGTATCGATCCTTAATGCCTCCTTCGCAGCTTGAGCGGATTTACAGGCGCGATAAAGACGATTCGTGGCCGTCGAAATAATCATAGTTGCCAGATGTCCCGCAGGAACGGAAGTGTCTACGTAAATTTTGTATCCTGCTGCTTTTAAATCCATACACCAGCCTATATCTTCACCGATTGGAGGTAATGAACGATCTGTTTGCTTATCATTCCTAAACCAAGGATAAGGCATGTTACGGAATACATTCATATCGTACATTCCACATCCACCACCGCAAGCATCAACTTCCACCAATTCCCCATCCTTCCATTCATCTATCGATTCGTATCCTGAAGTATTTATATCTATATCTACTTTACGAAGCATTAAACTATCAAAAGGAACATAACGACGATGAACTAAAGCATGGACAACTGGAAGTTTATGAGAAAGTAGCCGGGGAATTGTTTTTTGATGATAAACTTGGTCTACATCCATAAAAATTCCATGACTACAATTCATTGACAACGCTTTCTCGACTAAATTATTACGTAATTCGTGAATTGGTCCTGTGCTATCCGCATAGATATAGGTAAAGTCGGGCTTCTCCATTTGAATAAATGAATGAAAGAAACTTGACGGAACCCAAGGGAACGACAGCGGAATACAAATCGCTAAGTGGAAATTAGACACTTTCATAATTACAAAACCTTTCTATTTTAGATTTTAAAGAATCAATACATTTAATTTCTACATCCCAAATTATTAAAGTATCATAACCAAACTCTGCAAACAATCTTTCCCTTTCTCCTGGAATATCATTTTTATGCCAATATGTGCCATTGTATTCAATAATCTTTTTTTGACCATTACAATTAACAAAGTCGGGGCACTTTCCTCCTATCATAAAACTAAAATCTCCGGTATATTTCCATTGTTTAGGATACATTTCATCCAATATTTTTCCAAGAAACAATTCCTCCCTGTTTGGTTTCGTACTAAAACCTTTCCTGAGATTTTCTTGACATAATGGATTTCTCCACATAGCCTTTGAATTGTCACTTATTTTCTTACGCTTTACGGGATCTCTTAATGCCTCCTTGGTTGTAAACGATATTTTTTTAATAAAATTTAAATCTTTGCATCTTTCCTGCGCTTTTGTTTGCATAACCAATCTAATATCATCTGAATGTTTTATTCCGAAATACGGATTATTTTTTCCCTTGAATTTATTAACAACATTTGGATCTGCATAAGTTTTTAAATTTGTTTCTTTTATTCTTTTTTTCTCATCTTCAGTATGAAATGTTCCTTGTCGATTATGACCATGTATAAAAATATTACCCTTTTTAGTCATAATTCCACATCCACATTTACACAAAATAGATATTCTTTTTGTTTTCTTTTTACGCTTTGATCTTTTTGAATAATCCATATTATGCAGATTATGACCACTTACATATTTATTTTTAAGCGGAATTTCCTGTCCGCAACCACATTCACACACCTTCATCAACCACCTTCGCTTTCTTGGCAACAGTTTTAGGCTTACGGGCAATACAGCAATTATCGTGGAATGGAGGAACATCGCTGATCGTACAGGAGATGATTTCAAATCCAGCATCAGTAAAGTATTTAATCATTTGGTCATGGGATACATTCCCGGTCCAAATGGGGTAGTAATGGGGTTCACCTTGAGATGGGGCAATGATGCAGGCTATCCCCCCTGGCTTCAACACAGCGTAAATGGAGGCCATCAGCGAGGGAATATCGGCCACATGCTCAAGGGTCTGTCCGGAGATTACAATGTCGATGTTTTTTAGTTTATTCCATTCCGGAGAATTCATTATTACATCTACATTGGGGCCGGGGGAGGTATCGACACCTATGTATTTGGACTTGGGAAATAACGGTTTATAGGTGCCGTTGATATCATATGCACCGATGTCAACAACCGTTTCCTTTGAAATTTTATATTCCTTGGCAAACGCTTCCATTATTTTCATTGAATTGTCGTGCATGGTTAAGCCTCCTTTCGGGATTTAGCAATAACGTGCAGGTGAAAGACTCGGTAGTTGCTTTCGATTCGCGTGATTGATTCGATATTGAAGTTGGCAACGGTATTGTAAAGTTTCCGGCAATCCGGATCTGAAAAATATAGCCATGATTGCTCTACCCAGAATGATAAATGGGTAGGATCTTGGAATGCGCCTTGACCTGTTTCAGCGTCGGGGGTAAAGGATTCAAATATTCCACCGGGCTTTAGTACGCGATAAATTTCTTCAATTACGGGAAGAGTTTTGCCAAGTGGAATGTGTTCAAGGATGTCATATGCACGAATGTAATCAACCGAGCTATCAGCATAAGGAAGGTTGATGATGTCAGCGATTACGTCTGGATTCACTTCGGGCCGATTATCGATGTTAATATAACCTTCTTGGGGCCGCAATCCGCTACCGAGGTTTAATTTTACACCTTCAATAATTGGAAGTTGGATCTCCTGCTTAAACACATCCTTTCCCCATTTTTGAGCCAAGTGCATGTCGTTTCGTTTGCAAATATTTTGATAATTTACTTGGCCTGATTTTTCCAGATCATTAAATGTTTGATTCCCGAAATGGTGGATGTAAACATCTCTGGCGATTCCAATTTTGTGACCGGATTGTTTGGCCCTCACGCACCAATCAACCTCTTCTCCGCAGCAAGGCCAGAAGGATTCGTCAAATGGGCCGATTGAATCGAACAGGGATTTCTTAAACATCATGCAGAATCCAATAATCCAGTTGACTTCTTGGGATTGATTGGGATTGTTTATGCTCCACTTTGTTGCCTGCTCGTCCAGTTCAGATTCACTTTGATAAACAGGAATTGAAACTTGCTGGACACCAGCGCAATAGTTTGTTACAGGGCCAACGATTGAATATGTATCAAGATGAGCAAGTAATTTATCAGCCCATCCAGGAGTAACAATACAATCGTTGTTTAATAGAACAATCGTGCTACCGGAGGCCGCTGCGATCCCTTGATTGATTGCTGCTGGAAATCCGAGGTTTGATTTGTTGGTAATAATTTTCACATCAACAATTTTAATATCATGCCAGTCATAAGGCCGATCTGATCCGTTGTCGATAATAATAACCTCGTAATCGGTTGTGTGTTTGAGGATAGATTTTAAGCAATCCATTGTCATTTCGTGATGATTGTAAACAGGAATCACAATACTAATCATCTACTTTCCCTTTCTGTGAGCTACTAACCCACTGATATCTCCTGTCATCAAAAACGGAGCCGCATTACGAACATCTTCATCCGGCCACTCCCACCATTTAAGTTGCAAAAGGTATTTGATTTCCAATTTGCTGAATCGGTATTTCTTGATGGTCGCCGGATTCCCGCAGGCAATTGAGTACGGAGAGATGTTGCTAGCAACCACACTCATTGCGCCCACTATCGCCCCATCCCCTATCTTAACTCCTGATAGAATTGTTACCCCGTGTCCGATCCATACATCATTGCCGACTACTATGTCACCTTTTGTTGATCTGACTGATTGGTTGCAGCTACCGGGGAATTTCTCGTAAAACGGGAATGTGGATATCCACGAAGGTTGATGATTGCCGCCTAAGAAAACTTGGCATCCTTCAGCGATAGAACAGTAGTTACCGATAATTAAGTTGGCATCAGGGAAAAGGATAACAATTGATTGTGCGCCATAGGTATGCTTTCCGATAATCATTTATAAACCTTTTATGTTCTCAGGCTAATTGAATAATCTACATTCCAACATTTAACTCTTTGAGTTCCGGAGGTTGTTACAATATCCTCCATGAATGTAACAAGTCGCTCACGCTTCATAATAACCATCACATCGCTGGTTACGGTTAAGACTGCATCATCGAATAATGCTTTTAAGTCCGTATACATTGTAGAGATTTCAGATACAGACGAAGATGCGGAATAGAGAGAGAATTGGACTTCGATAATTTCGCCATTATCGGCAAATAGATTATCAGGAACATCTACAACAATCAGGAATATGCAATCCGGGAATTGCCGATCATCGGGGGCTTGGTCGAGATAGAATCGGCCAGAGATGTCATTGTAAAAACTGGACGGGCCGGTGGTTACGCGGGATGTGATGGATGTAATGAGATTATTCATCTATGCTGTTTCCTTACACTTAATATCCAATTCCCGATGCTTGAATCCCACATCGATTGGAGGGCCGATGATTGCGAAAAGTCTTGTCCCGTACTTTATGCGCCAGTTTGATCGAACGTCCGTTCTATAGAGAATATTGATATTGTGGATCGCGGTGCCAGTGGTAGCCATGGCCTGGATTGCTTCATCGGTGCGATTGGTTGACATCTTGGCCCAAACGGTTCCATTTGCGGGAGATTGCCAGGAGTCCACAAACTCACCCATCCCATCTGAAACGCGAGTCTTATATTGCAAAATTATTTGCCGATCCCTCTCGCCAACCCTAACCATCGGATGCCACCTTTTTAATAATTGATAAATATTCTGGAGCATATTCAGAAAGATAATCAACACAAAAATCAATCATATCTGAAACTCTTTGGCCTTTTGGATGCCGACTACTCCATAATTCTAAATTATCCAATCTATTGTCGGCCTTTATTCCATTTTTATGATGAACAGTTTCCTTTGGCCGCAACATTCTTTTTAGAAACTTTTCCATTATAACAATATGCTGCGCCCTGCTTTTACTTTTTCTTCCCAATGATTCATTTCTTATTAAAACGTATCCATCGCCATTTATGTAATATCCTTTTTTATAATTTGGACTATTTTCTCCTGTTCTTTTTCTTAATTCATCAACAATGCATCCACAACTTTTTATTAATCCTGCCTTCATTGACTGTCCAGGAAATATCCCTTCCGTTCCACAATCACATTTACAAAACCACGAAGTTCTTCTTTTATATTTATTGGGTGCCCTTGCAAGGACTGTTAATCTTCCATATTTATTCCCTGTTATATCTTTGAAACTTTTCGGAACACGATGCCTTAGACATCCACAACTTTTTT